AGGCTCCCGTTGCGACATTTAAGTCGCCATTCACCTCAAAAAGGCGAATGCCACCCTTTTTTTATGCGTAGGGAAAGGGACCTACCTGCCTTGAGCAAGTGATTGACATCTGAGGTTGGCATCTCAGATATTTGTGTCAATGACTTGTGGAGGGCTGGCCAGCCATCAATCGGAGAATCCGGTAAAATGGCATGAACTGTATATCCGAAAACCAACGGACGATGCAGATCATCATCCCAACGGTCCACTGTAAGTGAACCGTGGGTGTGGCGGCCCAACACGGGCGAATCGGGACCTACGTAGGGAAAAACACCTTTAAGGTGCCCTAGTAGAATCTCATCAAGGTAGTCGCAGGTATCATAGTAGCCTTTATGGAACAGATTGTTCCTTAAAGCTACCGTCTTAACCACGGCTACGATTCGCTCGTCTCGAGACATGTGTGTCGAAGGAAGCATCCCTCGGATCTTGGCGATTGTTACGTCAGAACCGGCGAAATACTCCTTACCACAAGACTCTCTGAACTTCCCAGTCCAGAAAGATTTTGTGCGATTTACCTTAAGGCCGAAAGCCTCGAGCAGATCGGACACACCTTGGGCGTGTTCTACAGGGATGATAATATCGTCCCCATAGACGCGTACCATACCTAGGGCAGCATCTTTTATGCTACCCCAGGCGACCGTCGGATAGACTCTCCGCAAATAGACGAAGATGATGGTGCAAAACACCATCGCCTCCATCGGAAAGCAGAGAGCTGAACCCATAGACGCGAACTTGGCAAGGCGTTGTACGCCATGTCCAGGCACATCAGCAGTTCGGGTACGTGTGGCGTCGACAGCCCTCAGAAGAGAGGGATGTCCCGCGAGCATACTCCGAACTAACTGATTGGAAACCATATCAGAAGCATCACTCAAATCGAGTGTCGCCAGTTCTCCTTTAAGAGAACCTAGTCGAGCCATTTCCTGGTTAGGGATTTGACTCTCATAGCTGATATACGACCAAGCGTATTTACTACGCTCGATCGCTCGCTCAATACTGTGGCGAAGAGCCTGCTGCATAAACATCACAGCAGTCTGTTCAACCGCAATAATTCGCGGGGTTTTCAGCGTTTTAGGCACACCAATCACCTTTACGGGATTAGGTGTACCGGGCACAGCACTGCCAGATTGGGACCGTTCTAAATAGTCCCTCCAGTTGACGCAACCGTACTCCCCAAAGGAGAATTCGGCCTCCAACTGATCTGGCCAAGATCCATTTGACCACTTTGCGTTCCCGTAAAGTTTGTCATTAGTGGATCCAGGTCCATGGCTTGGACGAAGGTTCCCTACACGAATGTCAGAAGACACTCGCAGGAACACATCGTCAAAGAGCCACGAGGCGGCAATCCCGAATTCCTTCATAAGTGAAGGATCCCGGAGTTTGTCGAACTCACGGACATGTGCTTCGTTCGTCACGTATCTATCGAAAGCTGCCTTTGTGCGCTTCTCAGTGCACGGTAGCAATACCTTAGCTGCAAACCCAGTTATCTGGAATAAGCAGCGAATGGCATCGATAGTGGCAGATGATTTGCTTTCATCTGCCAGCCAATCGTGACGTATCGTACCGGTCGACGGATCGAACACGAGATCCATGAATCCCTGAAGAAATTCGGGGATCACACTCTTTCTCTTCTTAGAGAAGTTTGGAAAGAGTGAGAGATCTACCTGACCCTGATCTAAGGCCCTTTGGAGGTCTTTGGAAAAGGAAGGTAAGGTTATCGTCAGAAAC